AAACGTGAGGCCCCCCCTGGCCTGCGCAATCTCGATGCGCCGCTTGACGCGCAGCGACTCGGCCGCCGCCTCACGCCGACGCATGGTGCGCCGCGAGATGCTCCCTTCCTTTTTGTCACCGAGCCCGAACTCGTGGAACTTGCCGTAGTACACCTGCGGCTCGGTGGTGACCTTGTAGTGACAGTAGCCCTGCCCAAACTTGAGCAGCCGTGTGACGATGCCGGCCCGCAGTGCGCCGGTGCGTTGCGGCGCCAGTGCTCGCGCCATGTCTCGGACACGGTTGCCGGCAGCCTCGACGATCGGTCGCATGACGGCACCTTGAACGGACGCCGAGAACCGCTGCAGCCGCCGCGCCATCACCTTCTCACCGACGATGTCGATCGTGAGCGGCGAGCGCTCGCCGGTGCTCACAATTCCCCCGTCAGCTCGCGGCACATCGCAACGAGCTCGATGTTGCGCTCTTCGGTGTTGAGGATCGCTTCGATCCGCAAGATGCGCCCGTTGAACAGCAGCCGATCGGTGTTGACGAGGCCGGCAAAGTACCGCATGCGCACCCGGTGGCTGATCTCACCGCCCATGGCGTTGCTCGTCACCCACTCACGGCCCGAAAGTGGCTCGACCGAGGCGTAGACGGTGGCGATCGGCGTCCACGTGATGGCCTCGCCGCCGGCGGTGTCACGTGAAACCTCCGGCCGCTGAATCGTCACGAGGTGGCGCAGGGTGCCGGCTCTCATGCAAACCGATCCCGTACGTCGTACGGCGCACACAGATCCCGGATGCCCACCGGTACCTCGACGAGCGAGGTGCCAGGAATCGCCAACTCGCGGTGCTCGTACTTGTGGCCACACGCGAGCAGTACCGCAGCTCTCAGCGACGGCTCAACGTCGGCTGCACTGCTAGCGCCGGCGACGTACGTCACCTGCACCGAGCCGGACGCCTGGCGCGCGCTCGGCCACGTGACGCCGGCCGCCGGCGCGAGGATCGCCGGCTCGGCGTCCTTGTCGAGCACGTAGTTGCTCGCCGCGAGCGTCTGCCGGACGCCGGCGTCATCGAGGTACGTCACGCTGGTGATGCTCGCCGCCGGCGGACCCGGTAGCAGGATCTCACCACCTGCCGGCCACATCTCGAGCCCGAGCCGTAGCGTGGTGGTGGTGAGCCGCCGACCCGTCAGCTCTTCCACGAGCGCCTGCGCGCCAGGCAAGACGATGCCGGCGACGTAGCCGTCCACATCACCCACCAGCCGTAGATGCACGAGCGCCTCGCCGAGGCTCACGGCGAAAAACGCCGGCCGAGTGACGACGACGATGCTCATCGCGCTGCGTACGCGGTGACGGTGACAGTCCCGTCAGCGACGGTAGTCGAGATCCGGGCTCGGATCGCCTGAATAGCACCCGGTGCGTAGAGGTCGACGCGCGCACGGCAAACACCCCCGAGCGGCACCGTGTCGCCACAGCCGGCCGCAGCAGCCGCAACAGTGATCGGCGGCGCCATCGGTTCCCACGCGCCGGTTGCGGCGTTGGCCTCGGCCCCCTCGATGGTGATCGCGCCGGCCGAGGTGTTCTTCGTGAACGTGATCCGCAGCCAGACGTGGTTATTGTTGCCGCGCATGTCCCATGCGACGCCGTTGCCGGTGGTCGCGGCGTTTTGCAGCACGACGCTGCGGTACTTGCGGCTGTCCTGGTCCTCGACGTCGACCGCCAGCAGCGCGCCGGCAAACGCCGCGAGGATCACCGCGCCGAGTATGATGCGCGCTCTCATCGCTTCCTCCCGGCCTTGGCGGCCCGCGCGGCGCCGGTGACGACGCGCGGCACGTCCACTACGGCGCGCATCGGCGTGTCGACGACCGCCGGCACCTGGCCGAGATCCTCATACAGCTCGACGGATGCCGCGAGCCCGCACGAGACGAGATCGCCGGCCTCGTCGAGCGCGACGCCGTGCCGGCGCTCGCCGGTCTTGAGCGTGACGATGGCTCTGATCATGGCTGCCCCCCAAAGAAGATGTCCCAAAGCGCAATGGCGTTCTCCGGGTACTTCTTCTGGTTGTCCAGATCCCTGAGGATGTCCTGGACGATGGCCACGGCGCGCGGTGAAACGTCAATGTCCACCGCGCGCCGCGCCACTTCACTGCGCTCGTCAATGTAGCCGCCGGGACCGGCGGCCGCCTCGATGGCCTCGGCCTCCTCATCAGACGGCGCAAGCGCCTGCCGAAGCTGGTGCACGGCACGGATGTCGAGTAAGCTGCCCTCGTGCGGCAGTAACTGCAACAGCGCCAACCGATTGAGTATGGTAAGTCTCACGTGCCGTGCCCCCTTCGCCTAGCTCACCGCGCTGAAAAGCTGGATGTACTTCTGCGTTACGCCGTCCATCACCTTGAGGCAGCCGGCCGCCGTGCTGCCGGTGGTGCCTGTGGTGAGACCAGTCGAGGCGCCGATCTGCAAGAACTGGTCGAACGTCCCAGCACCCGGCGTCGGCACGTAGAGAATCACGGCGTTGCCAGTGTGCGTGCCGGCCAAGGTGTTCGCCTTGGCGAGGTAACACGCCGCCACGGTATTGATCGTCGCGCCACTCGGCACGTCGACCTGCGAGACGACACCGCCACCGATGTTGACCTTGCCGCCGCTCACGAGCTCGAGATAGCCCCACGTGCCGCCGGCAATGCCGGTTGCCGCGGCCTGGTCGCCGGTGATCTTGAGCTGGCCCTGAAGGCCGTACACCGAGATGTCACCTGACGATACCTTGGTACCCCAGAGCATACGCGCGACTGCAGCGCGGTAGGCACCAGCCGTCAGCGCGGTGCCGCCGTCGTCGGCGTACACCCGGAACGCCGCAGTGCGCACACTCGACAGCGCTAGGCCGGCGCCCTGATCGGTCGATGCAAACTCACCGATGTAAAAGCCGCCGTACGCCTTGCGGTTGTAGAAAATGAGGTTTTGCGAGTCCCACTTTGAGTGTAGTCCGCTCATGATTGCCCCCTTCGAGGCGCCGGGGAGGGTACACCTCCCCGGCAATCACGGTCAGTCAACGATGGCCGACGGCAGGTTCTCCGGCGCCGTCGGGTACCGCAGCCCTGCGAGGATGTAGAGCAGGCACCCCAGTTGAGCATTACTGCCAACGTCCGCGCAGTCGACACGGATGCAGTCGTAGCCATCTGCATGGTCAAGCGCGGACGACGGCACCCAGAACGCGTACACAGCCTGAGACTCCGCCGAGGTAGCGTCCGCCTGGTAGTCGTCGTCAGCGGTCTGCGTCTCCTTCGTCCACGTGCCGACGCCCGTCAGCGCCGCCCCCTGCTTCTTCCACACGGTCTCGATGACGTTGAGCGCCTTGGCGCCACCGTCGGTGTTGCCGACGTTACGCTGCTGATAAATCGTGTACTTGGGGTCGTCGCCAGCGGTGCCAGCAGCCTTGAAGGCGACCACGAGCACGCCGGCGCAGTTTTTGAGACAGATCCCATCACCGGTGTTTGTCGCGGTCTGCATGTCCACCGGCACAAACCCCGGGATGATGTCGATCACGGAACCGAGCGGATTCATGAACTGGTTCATGCTGCCCCCCTTACTTCCGCTCAGCCAGCGCGACGAACGGCGACACGGTGTTGGTTCCCTGCGCCGGCGTGATCGCCGAGCGCAGCATCGGACAGCCGTTGACACGCGCGGTGAAGCGGAACGCAGTCTCGTCGTAGATGAATCGGACGTGCACAGACGACGCGACGCCCACGCCACCCTTGCGGATGAGGTAGTAGCGCTGCAGGTTCATCGCCACCACGTCACCGAGGTCGCCGAGCTTCTTGTTGTGCTCGGTGACAATCACCGGCATGCCCCACAGACGCCCGAACGGCTCGTCGCTGTAGCGGCCAGCCGGGATGTACACGAGCTCGCCGGCAGTGCCGATCTTCTCGTGCACGGCCAGCAACTCGGCCTCGGCGTCGGCGTGCATGGTGATGATGGTGTTCAGCCGATCACCAGCCGGGATGCGCGCGCGCATCTTCCGCAGGTTCGCCGCCTCGATGGTGGCATCCGCCTGGCCCGTCTCCTTCGGGACCTGGATGAGCGCCCCCGAGCGCAGCACGCCGAGCGCCATGCCGGCACCGCTGCCGTCAAAAATGTCCTCGTCGACCTGGAACGCCAGCTCTTCGCCGAACGCCCGCGGCCCGATCGATGCAAGCAACGAGCTGTCGGCAAGCTGCTCGTCGGACACGTACCAGAGGCCCATGATCTTCTCAAGCCGCATGGCGACCTTCGAGACCTTCGGCATGCTCGACGCCACAGTCGCACCCTCGGCGGCGTGGTACACCTGCACGCCACCCCACCGCGAGCCAGTCACGCGAGAGGTCTCGTCGATGATGTCGACCTCGGCGCCGTTGAAGCCGTCGCCGACCTCGATCGCGAAGCACCGCTGTGCGAGCTGCGAGGACTCGAACGCGATCTTGTCAACGAGCCCGACGGCCTGCGGCGCCAACAGGAAGCCGCCCTCGGAACCCTGGCCCTCGTTGCTGCCAGCCGGCGCCGCAGTGAGCGGCCTCAGCCGCGGATCGACGATGCCGGCCACGCGCGGCTCGGCGCGGTGAACGGCCTGCATGAAGGCGCCGAACGCCGCCTGTGGGGTCGGCCCCCACGGCGCACGCTCGCGGTTGTCCTGCCCCACGGTGACGCGCGGCGAGGCACTCGCCTCGACACCGAGCTCGGCCACAGCGGTGGCCGGGATGCTCGCGAGCTCGGCACGCTCGGCCGCCATGACCTCAGCCGCCTCGATCTGCGCCTTGACGCTCTCGAGCTCGCCCCTCGCCGCGACGAACGCAGCATGCTCTTCGGCCGTCGGTGGCCGGTTCTAAGCCTCGGCAGCCGCGAACGTCCGCTCCATCTTGGCGACGGCGGCGGCCCTGGCCTTTTGCAACGCCAGAATTTTCTGGTTCATGATTTCTCCTGCTCCGCCTTTGCGAGCTCGAGCTGGACCCTATACCAGTCGAGCGGGAGGCCGGCAGAGGTGACCTCTGTGGTAGACGCGGCGGCGTCTGTGCTCGCCGTGTCGGCATCATCCACGCCGGCGGTGATGGCGGCAACCTCGGCCGCCAGCTCGCCGGCTGTCATCGTCGGTATGGGTGGCGCGTAGGTGCCGGGTAGCGCGGTGATCGTCATCCCGGCCGGCACGACGAGCGCCCTGGCGCCTGGGTAAAACTCCTCGAACTGCTTGCGGATCGCCGCAGCCGCGCGACCGCCGGCGTCGACGCCGTCAGCAGTGATGATGTACCGCGGCTCGCCGAGCAGCTTCTGCGCCCACGCACGCACCGGACCCACATCGAGGCCGCGCGCCGCGGCGACGCGCAGCGCACCGGGGTCGGCCGGCACCGGAACAATCGAAAACTCGATGAGATCCTGCTCTTTGAACGCGATTTCCCACCCGCCATCTTCGAGCTCGACGAACTCGTAGTCGATCGGCACCCAGCCGCATGAGACGGCGTTGAGAAAGCCGCCGGCGAGCAGCTCGAAAACGCTGTCGTTGAAGCGCAGCATGCCCTCCGGCGTGAACTCGGCCTCGGCGAGCAGCATGTCACCGTCCGTCCACAGCCGGGTGCAGCGCGCCACGGGCAGGCTCGTCTGATCGTGCGCCCACAGCACGACGGGGTTCCGCATGTAGTTCTCAGTCCGCCAGCCGCCGGGGTTCGTGCGGTAGCCGTTGCGATCGGTGTCCTCGCCCGAGCGCAGGACGAAGATCATGCGTCGCGAGCCGTCGACCGGCGGCTCGATTGCCGCCGTCATCGCCGCGCGCACGGCGAAGCTGCCGGCAGCCGGGATGCTCTCGGCCTGCGCGCGTGCCGCGTGGCAGCGCCGCGCCAGCTCGTCAATGCTGAGGATAGGTCGCTCACTCATTGTTCCCTCCTGCGCCGGCAGGGG